GTATTAACCCAGAAAAAACTCGACACACACGACACACAAACGGTGTTTAGAGCGGAAATGATAGTGAAATCAACCACTTAGTGTGTGTCAAAGCCTGCGGTCGGATCTGACACACAAACGCTGTTTTTGACACACAATCGAGATTTTCGACACACACGGCGGCGCGGGTCGTTGACCGTGGATCATGGGCCGTGGATCACGATTCACTCCACCTTGGTGCGAAGTCCTTAGGCGAATTGCTACGCTGGGGGCTACTCCGTTCTTTGTTGGCGACCGCGCCAGCGGGCGTCGACCGTGGCCGAAGTTCCCATATCGCCCAAACACCTAACCCGAGTGCGATGAGGAATGTTGCAACGGCTGCCAGCGCAAGGCCGACAACCATGAGCAAGCCGATGTTGAATACGATATCCATTACGCCACTCCCAAGCTGAGCTGCTCAGGGTTGATGCAATGCTGCCGATACTCTTCTTCCCAATCGTCGTGGTGGGATCTAACCATCGTCCACATATCCCGCCGAATGAAACCGCGCGCGCATATACCTGCTACTACGCTAGCCATGTCGTCGCCTGCTACATAAGCGTCGCACTTATATATGTGGCCGTTCATGTCCTCCGCATACACCGTACCGCTTCGTACCTTGCCGGGCTTCGCTCTTAGAATTTCGATCCTACTACCCATGTCTATTCTCCTTGACTTAAAGACAAAACAGACACACCACCGGCGAGGAGGAACGACGAGCCATGCTTCATGAACCAAGGTCAATGGCCATGAACCATGATCAACGAATAAAAAACGTTAGGGGTTACTGACCGACAAGGTTCCAAAAAGCAAATACAAAACAAGGTTCCAATTCCGAAAACGGGGAGACGGGCGTACAGCCAGAGGGATAGGGAGATAGTGAGTGAGTGATTCAGGAACCGAAATGAAATTTTTTTTTCTGCAAAAAATTCTGCAGTTACGTGTAGTATCCAGATATTACTTGCACTAATACCTCTAAGTGACTGATGCCCAAAGCAAACAGCAGTGACCTTCGTACTTGCAGGATATGCAAGAAAGACTTGCCACCAGACCGCTTTTACATGGACATGCGCGCCACTGGTGAGTGGCAGTATCGAACCAAATGCAAAACGTGTACTCAGGTCGAAGACAAAGCCAAGATCAGCGAGACCTATCAAGGATACCTAGGTCGGTTGTACGCCAGCTCAAAGCATGCCCGAAAAAAACAAGGCTATGTCTGGGAGATCACGATTGAGGACGTCATCGCACTTTGGGAGGAACAAGAAGGACGGTGCAGTGTCACCGGATTAGTAATGACCCACCACCGAGACGGTTCTGGACACAAAGATTTCAACGCCAGTATCGACAGACTAAACATAAAGGTGGGCTACACCCGCGACAACATCAGGCTCGTTTGTTACGCGGTGAATATAATGCGTGGGTCGTTAGACCTGTCAGAGTTCTATTTTTGGATAAAAACCGCGTACTTACACTCTTGCGACTAAGTATTAGTTTGACTAATATTCCCCCATGACAGACCGCAAATACTTGGTTGAGATGTTGGCTGTCGAAGGCCTAAACGACGCCGCCATTGGAACAGCTGTTCGTGATGGCCGCGAGCTACTGGTCTACGACGCCTATAAGGCTATGGAAATAGCTGGAATACCACCAGACCAAGAATCCGGTCTTTTGCTGTATCTGGACGAACTAGGTTTGGAGGAACTAGGCGTGGATGCGCCGATATTCATATTTTTAGATGACGGAATCAGCAAAGAACTTAAAAGAGCCGACAGAGGACACCTCAGCCTCGTCCACTGACTTGGTTAGCGCTCATACGGAGTTTCAGTCTCATGTTCCATACATGGGATTGACCCTGAACGACCTAACCGTGCAGCAGGAGAAGTTGGTCACGCTCATGGCTAGCGGTATGACTATCGCCGCTGCTGGACGAGGTGCTGGTTACAAGGATTACCAAGGCGCGTTAACCGCGTCAAAAAGACCTGCCGTACAGCAGGCGCTTCAGTACTTCCGCGAACAGATGCGCGAAGAGCTGAAGTTTGACCGTAAGAACGCGCACATGATGTATATGGATGCTTACAACTCAGCGGCGAACGCTACTGAGATGAAGAATACAGTGGATTCACTTGTGAAGCTCCATGGACTGACCGCACCGGAAAACGCAACGCAGATAAATATAAATCTGAACGCCACATCGAAGCAGCTTGAAAGACTCACTGACGAGGAGCTGCTTGAAATCGCAGGGAAGCAAACGGATTACCTTGAACCAGCGAGCGATTGAATATGGCCGACACTACTAAGAGCCCGAAGAAGTCACGTCTTCGATACATCCCGCGAAAAGCCACGAAAAAAGGCGAAGTAGAGAAGAAAGCAGCCGGTAAGCCGGGCCTATACGGCACCAAGCCAAAGCCGAAGGCGGCGACGGTCAAAAATAAGCCTGCTAAGAAGCCGGAGACTGATCGTATGAAGGCCGCGAAGAAGGCCCGTCTGCGGTACATCCCGCGTAGCAAGTAACCGAGAAAAACTGCGGATGGATGACATTCCAAATCGTAAGTGCGAGCGCTGTCAGAACTTGCACCCAGAGA